GTTTATCACCATCCAAGGTGACACCACCTGGAAGTTGAATGCCAGTGAATTTCTTAATGTTAACTGCCCATTGTTTTTTGAACTGCGCTGTAACATATCGTTTTAGCCATTGCTCATTCCAGATTTTAGACCATTGCGCTGGGTCCATGGCACGATATGCTTTGATGATAATGTAATCACCTAGAGTAACATCAGACTGCCAGTTAATATCAAGATACATACGATCTTGTAGGCGGTTAAAACGGAAATTGTCTTTACCATTAAGAGTCCAGTCTAGTAGATCTAGATGCTGCATAACAGTAGTGTAGTAAATGATAGATGTAGACGTTAAGTCGTACAAGTCATTCAAACGTAATTGATATTGTAAATCAAAGATGTTCTTAGAAGAAGATGCTTGGCCAATAGAAAGAACGTCTGTGATACCATAGACATAATCTGGGATGTTGATATAGCGATTATCATACTCACGTGGAGTGATAGAAACTGTAGTGGCTGTTACAGTAGTACCTTGGATAGCTTCACCATTGATGAACGTACCAACAATATTTTTAACAAGCAATAAATTGCCAGCAGACATACGCTGAGATTCACGAGTTACGGTAGCCTTAGCTCCAGAAGTTGCTCCTGTGATATGTTCTTCTAACACAAAATCTTGAGCATTATTAGAAGATAAAACAATCTCAGAAGCACGAATTTGTTGCTTCAGATAGATCTCTTCAATACCCTCATAGTGGTATAGACGCCAGTAGTCTAGACATTCATCGATACGATCTTCTAGTTGATCGTCATCAACGTTAATCTCCAATACTGGAGCACCAAGTGCTCTTAGACAGTATTGTTTTAGACCTTCTCTAGATGTTGGGATAGCCATTTATTATACCTTGAATAGAGTTGCTTCGCCTTTAACTACAGACGTACCGCTCGATGCAGTAGCATAAACAGTTAGTACGCCAGCAGAGATAGACGCAGTGAATGCAGTGTTTGTTGATGCTGTCTGAACGTCCATACCCACTAGGTAGTTTTCAGAAAGACTAACTGTTGTACCATCGTGTACGAACATCAAGTTTGCTAATTTATATGCAGCACCATTAGTTACTTGAATCTGTAGCCCACCAGAACGATACGTTGATGTTGCTGCAGTTAAGATAGGAGTTGGCGTGGTACTAGAAGTAGTAGCAATAAATGCTCTTGTTGTTTTAATGCTATCATCTAATTGCCATCCAGTTGCAGCGCCCCAAATGATAGTCTTATCAATGGCACCCTTTAGCGTAATACCACCACCCTCGGCAGTAGTATCAGTAGGTGTTCCAACAAGACCCAGTTCAATATTTTTATCTGCTACCTGAACAGTTGTTGCATTAATAGTAGTAGTTGTGCCGTTAACTATTAAGTTACCACCAACAGTTACGTTACCAGTAGTAGTTATAGTACTAACACCTGCCAGAGATAATGATGTTCCACCAAGAGCAATAGTAGTAGTACCGATTGTAACGTCAGCAGACGCCCATGTAGGAGCATAACCAGCACCAGCGGACTTCAAGAATGTCCCAGCAGAACCAGCAGTAATAAATGATGTTAACCCAGTATCAGCCTGAATCATTAACTGACCAGCAGAACCACCAGCAATGTTAGTCGCAGTAGCAGCAAGGGCAGATGTACCAGCGGAAATAGTAGACGCAGAAACCCAAGTCGGAGCACCAGTACCACCAGATACTAATAACTGACCAGACGTACCAGAAGAAGAAAGAGACAATCCACCAGAAGTAGAATAAGCAACGGCACCAGCTACTGCAGATAATGAAGATCCAGTACCACCATAAGCTAATGCTACAGCATTGCCTTGCCACACAGAACCAGTGCTGAATGTTTTATTCAGAGCAGTCTGAGAAGAAACGTTGTTAAGCATAGCAGAACCACCACCAGCGGTAGTTCCGTCATGTAGACGAATCGTTTTAAGATCGGTGTCAACAGAAATTTCACCAATAGCGCCTGTAAACGCATTGTTCTGTGTTGTTGTACCTCGTCTAAATTGTACTTGTGTTGACATAGTTTTCCTCTAATTCGATATATTTAGGCTTGGGCTTCAGACCAGAATAAGTTAATGTTAATGTTAGATGCGCTACCAGAAGATGCGATGTTCTTAACAACAACAGCCAAAACGTCTGGACCATCTGGATAATTTGAGTATCCACCGATAGCTGAGTTTGTCAATTCTTTCAAGTTCTTCAAGTCAATCTCAGCGAAACCTGCTGGCTGACCAAGAGTTGAGAAGTTCTGCTCACCTGGAGTTGCAGCAGTAGTAACGCTAGTTGATACTTGAGCGAATGATGGTTGTGAACCTAAACCAACAGTGTTGACCGCAGTCCACGTTAGTGTAGAAGCATCAATATTTCCTGGGTTTAGAATACCGTAAACCTGAACTGGAACGTCTGATTGAATCTGTAAGTTCTGTAGCAATAGCTGAGAACGATTGATAAGATCTCGATCTCCGAAGTTACCAGCAATTGAGTTTGATACTGATGGAGCTAAACGCAAAAAGAATGCTGTTTTAGATTGTCCACCCGCAAGTGTAACGCCAGTTGCAGCATAGTTAAAGTAGTAACCACGATCTGAGTCGAAGTTACCATCCATAATGTATGAAGAACCCCAGTGGTTAATAATTGGAGAACATGTGCAACTAATCAAAGTTGCTGAATTGAATCCATTACCAACAGCATGTATTGCTGCAGCACCGCCAGAGAATGTTTTGTTAGAACCACCAACAAACATAGAGAATGATGCACCACGAGTTAAACCAGTTAACTGATTGCCGTTTCTACCCGTGTATGAAATATATTCACTATCGACTAAGATAATACCACCAGTAGATGGGAAACGAGAAGCATCAACTAAATCTATAGTTGTTTGCGTATTAGTCATCGAAGCAGCCAAGCGATCTCTTGCAGATTCATTAATAGCTTGATAACGAACAGCAGTGTTACCTGTGCGCATGTACGCTTCATCGTTAATGTTGTTTTGTTTCATTCGGTGAACTTGGATCATATTGCCATCACCACCACGACACATAAAGTCGATGAAACCAGCACCGTACCAAGAGAATGAAATCCCTAGCATCTGCATCTTGTTTAGGTTAATGTTGTAACCAGAGATACCCGTTCCATCAATCTTGTCAATGTTGAATTGTGATTGTGGGATACGAGTATCAAGAACCTGAGCGATTTTAATACCTGCTGAGTTGTTTACGCCACGATATTCTGGGTTAACAGACATTGTGTTATCATCAGTGATAGAACCAATACGATATGTCATACCACGGATAACAATAGAATCACCAACTTTTAATTGTTGAGTGAATCGACATCCAGTTCCAGCAACGTTCTGAGAGCCTGCAGTAACAGACACGAAACCAGATAGCTGGTATGTGGCAGAACGTTTAACAACTGCTAATTCTTGTCCGTCAAATTCCCAGAAAATTCCGTTTTGATCATCGAATGGGCCACATCGAGTAGAAGCACCAACCCAGTTCTTAACAGTCACACGGGGAAGGTTTGTGATAACTGCAGAAGTAGAACCTAGTGTTGTTGTAGCATTAACTGTGAATGTAGATTCGTTAATAATAGAAGATACGCCATATGTTCCATTATAACCTGCTGTGACAACACCAGCGACTTGAATAGTCGCACCAGCTTGTAAGCCATGATCAATTTCAGTAGAAACTGTGATCACAGAACCAACGCCAGTTGCAGCAGCAGAAATCTGGTCTAAGTTCATAACTGGGTTAAACAGAACACCAGAAGTCCAAAGCATACCTTTACCAGATTGGTAACGCATATATTTCTTAGTCTGACGAGAAACAGAAGCCCCGTGAGAAGGTAAGAATGTACCAATGTTAACACCACCGTCAAATGGGCGATGTTGAACATAAGCATCTGAACGAGTATAAGTCTTGGCAACGATACCAGAGTTAGCTACCGCACCACCAACACGAGCAGTGAATGTAAATGTAGTACCAGTTGGAACTGCTTCAACGAAGAAGTTACCACCCATTAAAGAATGGTTAGTGCCACTAGAAGTAATTACGTTAACAATCGGAGCACCAGCAACTAAACCATGATTAGCAGAACATGTTACTGTGATCTTAGACGGTGAGCTAGCGTCTGATGTATAACCAGTGATTGGAAGGTCTGCTCCAGCATAAAAACCACCACGACGAGCATAAGTGGATTGGTTATAAACAGAAGTACCGTTCACGCCAACAATGCCTTTAGCAAAGAATGTGAATGTAGTTGTATCAGGAACTGAAGACACTACGAAAGCGCCTTCAGAACGAGCAGCATTCGATACTCCAGCAGTACCGAAGATAATAACTGGTTGGGCTACAGAAAGCCCATGCGCCTGAGAGCATGTTACAGTCATAACAGATGGATTACCACCATCTGATGCGATGTTAGTCATGAACAAGTCAAGACCTGGTTTTTCGTAAATACCTGGAATGCCACGGATATCTGAATAGTTTTGCCACTTAGTTGGTTGAAGACCGTACTCGAAGTCAGCATCGATCATCGCCATTGGTTGAGCTACACGTTGTCTCTCAATAGCATCAACACCAAACGCATATGGACGAACAATGTTACCAATTTGTTTAGGGGCATCAGTATAGATGGCGATCTTATCAGAAGCTAACATAGTAGCTGTATTAGCAGCAAATGTTACTGTGCTTGCGCCGATTTGTTCAGAGTACTGAGAAGAGTCACCAGTGAACGTGGTGTCATCTGGATTGTATAAGATCGAACCATTTTTAGTTGGATCGCCGATCGCATAAATGTTCGTTTGTTGAGTTTTGTTCGCAATAATCAAAAGCTGAGTCAGATCAACTTTTCCAGGAAACTTGAGAGTACCAACTCCTGCTGCGTTTGGAGAGAAGATGTATTTTTCAATTAACTGACGTGCCATTGTATATCCTTAGAAGCCAAAAATAATAGAGTAACCAAGATAGTCTGATTTAACAGATTGGTCAATGTTGTTTAACGAGATAATACCCGTAAAGCTCAATACACCTAAGTCATAGATGTTATTCGATACGCCTGTAACCAAACCTTCATCTTCATGAACAGTGATAACACCATCTGTAGTTAGACCCATATCATATTGAGTGGAAGCAAAAACTGCAGATGCAACAACGGCATTAGAGTCAGCGTTGACCCATTGTGTACCGTTGTATGTAAGAACTTGTTGTGTTTTAGGAACAGCGAGGTTAACGTCGGAAAGAGTTGCCAACGCACCAGCATTTGGAGAAGACCACTGAACACCAGATCCAGTAGACATAAGAACCTGTCCCGAATTGCCAATACTGTTATTAACAGTTAGCGTTCCTGATAGAACAGGAGAGGACAGGGTTTTATTTGAGAGGGTGTCGGCAGCGGAAGATGAGCCGAGGTATTGAACTGTGTTGGAAGAGTTCTTGAAATACAGTTTACCATCAGCATAGTTTAATGCCAATTCACCGTAAGCCAAGTCTGTCGTCAAAGGCACTTTGGCGCCGACTGATGACTTTTTGAGTATGATTTGATTACTCATTCATCTTCCTAAAAAGGTTAAAGCTGGGGTAAAAACCCCAGCGAGCTAATTGTATTTAGGCAGTATTAGTATGTACCACCATCGATGTTGAATCCATCGAGAGTAGAAGTTCCTGCACCAGCACCAGTAATGTTGGCAGATACTGTTACGTTACCTGCAACACCAAGAGTAGAGTTGAGAGTAGTGGCACCACTAACTGTCAATGTAGAAGTTAGTGTTGCTGCTCCATTAGCGGCAAGAGTTGTAAATGCACCAGTTCCACGAGTATTGGATCCGATGTTAGAAGCATCAATAGTCTTATTCGTTAAAGACTCAGTACCCGCTAACGTAGCCAGTGTACCCGTAGTTGGTAATGTTAGTGATGTATTAGCAGTGGCAGTGAACGTCTGAGTGAACGCACCTGCATGAATTACATTACCGCCGAGAGTTAGTGTATTAGAACCGTTATTGACACCAGTGCCACCATAAATTGGTGATACAATAGTTGCGTTCCATACACCAGTTGTAACTGTACCAAGTGTAGTTAATGAAGTCTGACCAACATAAGTTGATGCAATATCAATAGAGTCTGAATTAACTGTGATGCGGTTGGTAGTGCCAATAATATCTAGAACACCAGAACCATAAACTAGACCAGCACCAGCCAATGTAGATTTTAATTGTAGTGCATCAGAAACGATTTCAATACCGCCAGAAGCAGCAACTGCTACATCAAGAGTATTTCCGCTCTTTGTTAATGCGTTACCCGCAACGATCTGGCCAGCACCAGAGAACTGGGTGAATATAATCGCATCGGTGCCAACCACAAGAGGTGCATCAGAAGTGATAACGAAACCATTATCACCATTCAATGTACCTTGTTCAACGAACAAGAATAGACCTGGAGATACTTCACTAGGAGCGTCAGCGTCAGAAGAACGAGCCCACGCACCAGAAGCAACAACGTAAATGCCGTTTTGAGAACCAGTTGTTTGATCCTTGACTAAAACACGGTCACCGACAACAAGGGCAACACCATCAATAGTCTGTGTATTGCTTAGTGTGATGTTAGTTGTAGTTGCAGCACGGACAGATTGTTTAACATCTAAACCAGCACGAGCAGCGTCAACGTAAGCCTTTGTTGCAGCGTCTTGAGCATTAACTGGATCTGCAAGACCAGTAATGGTGTTTGATCCCATTGCTAGGTTGCCACTTAGGGACATACCTGCAAAAGCTGGTGTAGCACCAGAATGGATGTTCTGTGGTAAACTTAGAGTTACAGCAGCAGTTTCAGTGCCAGAACCAGATACGTTAACTTGGTTTGCTGTGCCTGTGATAGTGGCAATATAGTTACCAGTAGTATCATTACCAAGAGCAACTGAATCCGCTTGGATAGTGGCAGTGATAGTTACATCTGAAGAACCGTTGAACGATACAGAACCTGCTAGATCACCATTCAATGTGATTGTACGAGCAGTTTGTAATGTAGTAGCAGTTGATGCGTTACCAACCAATGCTGCTGTGATTGTACCAGCAGAGAAGTTACCAGAAGCATCACGTTTAACAATGGCCAATGCAGTATTAGCATTAGTAGCGTTAGAAGTAATGGTCACTGCATTATTTGTTACAGCAGCACTTAACCCGTTTGTACCAGCAAATGATAGAGTATCAGTTAATAATGATACCCCGTCAATACCTGTGTCACCAGCAATGTTTAGCGTAGTAGCTAGAGCAGTAGTGCCAGCAGCAGTTAATTGACCTTGAGAGTTAACACTGAACGTTGGAATCTGTGTAGCAGAACCATAGCTACCTGCAGTAACTCCAGTGTTAGTGATAGAAAGAGTTGTAGTATTACCAGCATCACTTACAGTAGAAGTAATACCTGTACCTGCAGTAATAGTACCACCAACCGCATCATAGATGAATTCAGTTAAAGAGGTAGCGTTATCGCCGATATACAAGTTTGTGACAATAGTCTTACCTGTACCGTTTGGTGCGATAAGTAAATCACCATTGGTATTAGTTGTGCTTAGTGTGTTACCTTTAAGCTCTAAATTACCTACCAATAAATCATCGATCTTTTTGTTAGCGTCGACGATAATAGCAGAAGATGCTGTTAAGACACCTGGACTTTGGTCCAGCATATCTGTGAAGTATTTACCACCGATAACCACGTGGTTGACAGCGTTACCGCTAGTCTCTGTGCCCATACCAATGTATAAACGATCACCACCGTTTGAGCCATTGTCTGTTAATGCTGAATACGCTAACTCACCAGCACCCAATGTACTTGGGTTGCCAGATGTGCCAGAACGTTTAATTCTAATAATAGATGCCATCTCTTATTTCTCCATTAAAATTCTCCACCTTCCATGTTTTGTGCATCGAGGGTGGTTGTGGATGTCCACTTATTTGTTGTTGTTTTGTATACCAAAATAGACCCATTAACTCTAACGCTGGTATCAACGTCTGCAATAATAGACATTGATTCTACGACGGCAGGGTTAGCCACATTTGATGAAGAAAGTGTAAGAACACCCTCAGAGACTGCTACCTGAAGTGCTTCATCGGGTTGTACAATAGCAATTGTATCTGTCATTTTAAATCTGTGTTATTTGAGGATTCACTGTTACGATACCCTCAACCACTCTGGTCTTTGAACCAGAAGGTGAAGTTATTTCTACGTCGTATAGCCAGCGCCCAGCAGGAACTGCTGAAGACTGGTCTGAATCTAGTTGAAGACGAACTTTACCGTTCGTTGCGTCGTAAATAGACGCTGTGAAATTATAGGCTACAGATGAGCTATACGACTTTCTCATTTGAGACTTAGCCGTATACCCAGTTAAATTTAGAGGTTGTCCATTTGTGGCAGCTACAGTAATGATGTTACTGTAGGTTGCTCCCGCATCCACAAAGAGATTGCTTATTGTCGCCATCGTTCAATCCTAAAATGATTCTTATCATCTTATTTATAAACGAGGAGATTTGTAATTATCCCTGGACGATAGGGATAATTTTTCTAGAACTCTTTTGAGGCTTACCGTTAACCCACCAGTAGATGTCTTTTCTGTCTTCTCTTAGTGGGCCATCGATATAGATTGGAATGAGACCAGTCATCATCTCAATAGCAGCAGTGAACGCTACGATGTTATCACTGAATGCGTTATTACAAGAAGAATCCCACAAGGGTCCAGACAAGAACATGCACGCACCTTTACACATGTGAATCACTGGACAGTTTGAACAATCTTCTCTATCTCGCCAATGAGTAGCAGTTTTAATTTCTACTGCAGCTAAGTCTGATACATGACCAATATGATGCGATACACCAGAAGGGCTTGTTGATACTGGACTCACGTTCTGGCATGTTAGTACGTTACCATTTAGATCAACAGCGATTTGATCTGATTTATCCATACCACATTTTTGCGCTACCGAGTCTAATTTAACACCATGTGCTACTGATTTGATAAATCCTTCTATTTTCTGTCTGACACTAATAAAACGATCAGCCTTACCTGTTCTTAGTTCATTGAATGTGTATTCTCTAAACTTAATTTCTTCTTCGGTGTCTTTCAATGAGTTTTCTAACCCACCTTCATCGTAAGCGTCGACGAACCCACCTTCACCAATAATAAGATATTGTAGGTAGCTTTCACCAAGTTCAGTTCTAATTAAGTTCTCGAAAAATTCTTGAATACCAACACGACTAATGTTTTTGCTATTGATCATAGCATTAAAACTAAATCTATGTTTTGGTGCGAGGCGTTTATAAATGTCTAAAATATACGTTTTAGCAGTTGAATCTTCTAATGGATCTGGTCCACGAACTGGTTGACCTGGACCATCATGAGAAACAGATACACTAAAGTTCAGGTCATCTAACCACTGGTTTTTCACGGCATCAAACAAACTACCATTCGTAATAACTGACAGGTTACCATTTGGGTATTTCTTTTTAATAGCTTCTGCTAGAGGTTTAAATGTTTTCCAGTAGACAAATGGCTCACCTCCCCAAAACTCAAATCGGGTGCCTTTACCTAAACCATCTTCTCCACCATGATACCATGTGGACATATTACTAACGAATGGATCTACATCATTCGGATTAGTTTGGTCTGCTTGAGGAACGAAACGTTGAGAACAGTAATCACACTCGTAATTACATGATAAACCTAACTGGATCTTAATAGTAGAAAGATCTGATTTACCTGTTTCGATTTTAGAAGGGAATGTTACTTCTGGCTGAACTTTAGGGTTGTTTATAACAGAGTTACCGTCGTCCCATGTAAGTAAACTGTCTTTGCTATTGTAGATGAGCGTTGTTCGCTCTTGAGATACTGGATGAATTGCTGTTATAGTGAATTGTGACATTATGTATACCTTCAAAATGATTTCTGGGGTCTAAGCCCCAGAAAGTATTTATTA